GCAGATGTCATCCGCGCCCCTCACAGAGTAAAACTTTTGCGCGGCCATGGTGAAAACAATGTGCTAGGTAGAGCCACGCTCTTAAAAGAAACAGATGAAGGTTTATATGCAGAGTTTAGAATTTCTAAAACAAGAGAAGGTGATGAAGCTTTAGAGCTAGTAAGAGATGGCGCACTAGATCAATTGTCTATTGGCTTTATGCCGATTAAAAATCGCAAAAGACCAGATGGTGTTATGGAGCGTATAAAGGCTCACTTAGCAGAGGTATCACTTGTAACCTTTGGAGCTTATGGCGACATGGCCGCCGTTGCCGGAGTGCGACAAGGTGCACCTCAAATAACACCTAGATTAGATGAAGCTAGAAAGATATTAGATGCCATACAGCGTAGTAAATAATCATCCAGATTGTGAAGGCTTTGCAGTAGTTAAAGATGAAAACAATGAACTACTGGGCTGTCACAAAACTCAAGCTCAAGCTGAGGATCAATTAACAGCTATAAACATTGCAGAGTTTGGTACAAGAGAGTTACCTCAAAATTATAGACCGGCATCTAGTGAAGATGTGCCAGAGGGTCGCAATTGCGCTAACTGTTATTTTTATGAGCAAGGCTATTGCGGTTTGTGGGAAGCCAATGTACAGGCAGATTATTATTGCAACAGGTGGGCAGCTCAAAATAAAGACAATATTGATAACACGCCTAGATACAACACAGCTGTACAAATATTACAAAACTTAAAAAAACAGATATAATATAAAGAGTAGAACACCTGACCCTGCATTGCAGCGAGTCACACCTTCTCACAAACCAAACTAATTTATAGGAGAAAAATGTCTAATACATTTCTAGCCTCTCTGCGTGAGAAGCGTGAATCAAAGACTGCTCTTATTTCATCAACAGTAGAGCGTGCTGCCGAAGAGCAACGCGATCTATCAGAGGTTGAACTTGCCAATGTAGAGGCATTAAACCTTGAAGTAAAAAAGTTAGATGAAAGAATTGAGCAGATGTCCGATATTGAACTGCGCAACCAAAAGGCCGCTGATCTAGCAGCTAAGGTTGATGCTAATGTAGATGTAAAGAAAGAGTCACGCGCTGGCGGTTTCAGTGTTGTAAGTGAAGAGCTTACTTACACTACACGCTCTGGCAATGACTTCATGACAGATGCACTAAAGTCACATTTCAAAACAGATGGTGATGCGCTAGAGCGTATTCAACGCCATCAAAGAGAAATGGCAATTGAGAAGCGTGCAGTTTCAACATCAAGCTTTGCAGGTTTAGTAGTGCCTCAATACTTAGTTGATCTATATGCGCCACTAGCTCGCGCTGGTCGCCCTTTTGCAGATGCAGCTCGCAAACACACATTGCCGGCACAAGGCATGTCTGTTGTATTGTCAAAAATTTCCACTGGTACTACAACGGCTTATCAAACATCTCAAAATACAGCCGCAGTATCTCAAGACATGTCAGATACAACCTTGACAGTTGATGTAAATACAATTGCAGGACAACAATCAGTATCAAAGCAAGCATTACTACGCGGTTACAATATTGAGTCAATTGTTTTAGGCGATCTAATCCGTGCTTACAACACAAAGCTTGATGATGCAATCCTAAATGGCACCGGATCAAATGGTCAGCCTCTTGGATTAAAGACAATGACAAGCGGTATCTTAGTAACTTACACAGCTACTACAGGTACAGTTGCAGGTCTATATCCAAAACTTGCGGATGCGATTCAACAAATCCAAAGCAATATCTATGTCAATCCAAACGCGATCATCATGCACCCACGCCGCTTAGGATTCTTCCTATCCGGTGTTGATGGATCAAATCGCCCATTAGTAGTACCAAACGCCTATAACCCACAAAACGCAATGGGTACTGGCAATGGCACACCTGCTTATGGCGCAAGTGGATATTCAATTCTTGGCTTGCCAATTATTGTTGATGCCAATATTGCAACAAACATTGGTGCATCTACAAACCAAGACACAATCTTTGTTGTAGATACTAATGAGTGTCACTTGTTTGAGGAAACAAATGCTCCTACTTATGTGACATTTGAAGAGCCAAACGGCAAGGTTGCAATCAATATTGTGCTATTCGGTATGTCAGCATTTACAGCTGAGCGTTATCCAAAAGCAATTGCACAAATTAACGGCACTGGCTTGGCAACACCAAGCTTCTAAGTAAAAAGCTTCTAAGCCCCTTACCCTTCCAAGGGGCTTAGATCCTGACTATGGTCGGTATTTAAGAATTGGAGTTTGCTTAATGTCCCAGAGCACTTTAGGTTTTGGATACCGGCCATGGCTATAACAAACGGCTACGCGACACTTGCTGAGATCAAGGCTTACTTGTCTATCTCAGATACAACAGATGACACCTTATTAGAAAAATTAGTGGAGTCATCATCACGCTCAATTGATAAGATTGCTAATCGCAGATTTTATGCAGATGCCACAGCAACAGTGCGTCTTTATAGAGCCTACTCAGATATTTTTGTTTATACAGATGACATTAGTAGCACCACTGGTCTTATTGTAAAAGTAGATGAGGGCGGCAACGGCACTTACACAAAAACACTAACTTTGAACACAGATTTTATTATGGATCCGCTTACAGCCTCAGCTTTAGGCAGACCCTTTACACAATTGACAATGGTGTCTAATACAGAGTCATGGCCTATATTTCCGGGATTAACACAAAACGGCTTACGCCCCGGTGTACAAGTCACAGCTAAGTTTGGCTGGCCATCTGTACCCAGTGATGTCAATGTAGCTTGTTTAATTCTTACAGCTGATCTATACAAGCGCAAAGATGCTCCGGGCGGTGTCCTAGGTCTTGGTGATCTTGGTGTAATACGCATGTCCCCAGTAGGCAGAGATGTATCACAAATGGTTAGAGCTTATCAAAAGATTGCTATTGCCTAATGGTGCCAAGTACAGTAAGGACAAATCTCAAAACAGCTCTTACAGCTATTACAGGATTGCGTGTTTTAGATTATGTCCCTGATTCTACAAATGTGCCTACGAATAATGCTTTTGCAGTTATTGGTCAATTGTCAATGAATTATGATTACACACTCAACAGAGGCTTTGACTCTGCAACCTGCAATATAATTGTTATGGTCGGGCGCATGAGTGAAAAAGATGGACAATCAAGATTGGATGGGCTACTCAGCTCATCCGGTTCAACCTCAATCAAAGCCGCTATTGAGGCTGATAAAACACTAAGCGGTGCAGTGCAAACTTTAAGAGTTGTGTCTGCATCACCAGGCACAATAACATCCGCTAGTATTGATTACCTAAGTTATCAGTATTCAGTGGAATTGATAGGTTAGCGAAAGGAAAAATATGGCCATATTTATGGGTAATAAAGTAGCTGTGATTGTGGGTACATCAACCATATCTTCATTTGTCAGCACTGTAAGTCTTAACCGCGAAGTAGAGGCTGTGACTATTACAGCCATGAACGATACTGTTCAGAATATGATCGGGGGGATTGAGGTAAGCTCAATTTCCATGGAAATATTCAATGATTTTGCGGCAGCCTCAGTGAACAGTCTTTTTGAAGATGCAATTGGGTCAAAACTGGCAATCAAATTGATACCAGTAACCGGCACAGTCAGCTCAACAAATCCAAGCTACAGCATGTCATGTTTAATCACACAATGGACACCCATTGCAGGATCAACAGACAGTGCAGCCTTGGCAAGTGTAACTTTTCCAGTAACAGCTATAACAAAATCAACAAGCGCGTAAAAGAAAAGGTGGGACATGCACAAGATTGAAATAACAAAGAAAGACGGCAAAAAGATTGCTTATGATCTTACGCCATCTGTCAAAGTAGCCTTTGAGGCTGAGTTTAAGACAGGATGGCGTAAGAGATTAGGTGAGCTACAAATGGAGTCTGATTTGTGGTGGCTTGCTTGGAGATTGGAAAAAGATTTAGGTAAGACCGAACTAGCTTTTGGTGATGATTACATCAATCAATTTATAGATGTTGATTTGTTGTATGAAGCAAAAAATGGCTAGACCGACATGGTCAAATATGGGAGATTGCCGCTGTGTCGGTTAGAACAGGTATTAGCCCTAAAGATTTATTAGAGGTTGATCCGGCTGTTTATATGGCAATCAAAGCAATATTGCATGAACAGGATGCTAAAACCAAGGGGACAGTCAGGCGGAGATAATGGCAGAGCTTAAGGCCGATAGATCCCTCAAGGCTGTTTATGTAGAAAATTTAGATGCAATCATGAAAAAAATGGAAGAGGTTGATCCTGACACGCAAAAAATATTTAAGAAAGAATTGCGCAAACAAATTAAGCCTGTAGAAAAATTGGCTAAAAGTTTTATACCATCTGAGGTGTTTCCCGGCTGGAGAGATACTAAGCCTTACTATCCACCTACATGGGGATGGGCTTTTGATCAGGTTCATAGAGGCCGCACCTATGGCAAAACAAATGAGTCAAGATGGCAATGGTCACAAGCGGATGCTATTGCAGGAATACAAATTACAAGTGCAAAGGTAAAAGTGCAAAGAGTCAAAGGCACTAAATTTTCTGTAACAGCTTTAGCCCTTGTAAATAAATCAGTGCCGGGAATTATTTTTGAATTGACTGGCGGCGGTACTGCAAGGAGTAGAGGCAAGACAAGGCGCGTAAGTCGCAACCCTAATGCAAGTGAAGGATTTATCCGCAAAGTGTCACAAGCTCATGGCGCAATTGCCGGAGATGGTAAGGGCAAGAGAGTAATCTATAAAGCTACAGCTGAGAAAGGCGCACAAGCTCTAGCTGGTATTGAAGCCACCATTAACAAATATCTGGGCAGTAAATTTAGAGGTAACTAATGGCACTAAGTCAAAATGTTGTAATTAACTTTCTTACCAAGTTTGATAAAAAGGGTCTGCAAAAAGCTACTAAAGAACTCAAAGGCTTTGATAAGTTTATAGCCTCAAGTAAGTTTGCAACAAAAGCCGCTTTAGTCACAGCTGGTATTGCCTCTGCCTATGCTTTGGATAAACTTGCAAAATCATCTGTAAGAGCTGCACTTGAGCAGGAAAGACTAGACAAATCTATAGAGCAATCTCTTACCTCAATCAATGAACTTGGATCTTTAGGCAGTGTTAAAACTCTTATAGCAGATTTACAAACTGCAACAAATATTACTGAGGATCAATTAACGCCGGCATTAAATGGTTTAATTATTTCAACAGGTAATCTAGGCAAAGCGCAGAATTTATTAAGCGTTGCAATTGACACAAGTAAAGGTAGCGGCGTTGATTTACTTACAGTCACAGATGCTTTAGGGAAAGCAAACAGGGGAAATTTTAGGACTCTAGGTCAATTAGGTCTTGGCTTTAATGCAGTCACAGCTCAAGAAATGGGCTTAGCTGAAATAACAGATTACTTAACCCTTAAGTTTGGCGGAGCTGCAAAGCGAGCTACAGAAACCTTTGGCTCAAAATTAGATGACCTAAAAATTAGTGCAGGTGAGGCACAAGAAAACTTAGGCCAAGGCTTTATCACAGCCGCAGAAATTATCATGGGTAGCAGTAATTCCACAGATGTCTTTGGTGCAAAACTTGAACTACTTGGATTAAACGGCGGATATATTTTAATTGCTTTGGCTGACAAAGTTAATAAAATTCAAGATGCTTTCAGTGGTTTAAGTAAAAAAATTGATAGTGACCCAATCTTAAAATTCTTTTTTGGCTCTGCTAAATCTATTCCAGTATTGGGTGGCTGGATTGAAGGCTTTAGAGGTTTAGCTGAGGATGGCAAAAGAATTGCAGAAACCTCAAAAGAAACTGTTGTGCAAACAGAGGAACAAAAAGCCGCTGCCGCAAAACTAGCAGCCCTACAAGCCAAGTTTGATAAGTTTGCCGCTGCCGCCTTAAAAAAACAGGAAAAACTTACAAAAGAAAAGGCTGCTCAAGCTGCATTAGATAAGAAAAAGGCAGAGCTTGAGTCAATGTTTGACATAGACAAAATCAATCTACAAGCTGCCCTAAGCCGTAAATTATCTGGAGAAGATGAGCTGCGTGTAAAGATATTACAAAAATTAGCGGATGGCACAAAAGCCGCCGTTGATGAGGCGCAACGCTACGCGGATGTGTTAAAGGTTATTGAAGATGGTCAGATTACAACCGCAGAGGTTGAGATGTTAGCTAAAAAATGGGGTGTTACTACTGTTGAGGTTTTGCTTTATCTAAAAACATTGTTTGCAGCTAATGATGAGCTACGCAAAATGCTTGCTTTGATGGATGAATTAGCTAAGAAAAAATTGCCTTCAACCTCTGGCGCAACAACAATGTTTGATCCAGGATATTTTACAGACTTAGGTAAAAAACTTGTAGGGTCTATAGGTTACTCAGGTATGACCGCATCTGAGATAACAGCTGAAAGATATAAAGAAAGCGGTGCAGGTCGCTTGGGCATACCTTTAATGGCAGAGGGCGGTGTAGTTTCTAAACCTACTATTGCAATGATCGGAGAAGCCGGAGCTGAGGCTGTGATCCCATTAGATCGCATGGGTAGCATGGGTACAAAGGTTGTTGTAAATGTGCAAGGCTCTGTAATCTCAGAGGGTCAATTGCAATCTGTTATTCAAGATGTTTTGTATAACTTAAACCGCACTGGAGCAGTTACCCAGTTAGCAAACTTAGGTAGATAATGTCAGCGGCAGTATTTAAGGCAGAGATTGACTTTAGTGCCGGAGCAAGTTTTGATCCTGCCCTTGTACTAGATGACCCTGCAACACCATTAGATACAGCTGTACTTGGTACAGCCGCCGCAGACATTGTAGATATAACAGCCTTTGTAACTCAGTGCTACATAAGGCGTGCCTTTAATAGATCCTCTGACTCATTTATTGGTGGTAGTGCAAAGATAGTATTTGTAGATCAGACAGGTACTTTTAATCCTGCCAATACATCCTCACCTCTATACGGCAAAATTAAACCTATGCGTAAGATCCGCATGACAGCATCTTTTAACAGTGTCAATTACAGCCTTGGATCTTTTTATGTGCAAGAGTGGAATTACAAAAGCCCTACCGGGTTTGACCCTGCCTATGTCACACTTAATTGTGTAGATGGTTTTCAGCTATTAAACCTGACCACCTTGACCACAGTCAGCGGTGGCAATGCCGGACAGACCACAGCGCAAAGAATTACTAGCTTGCTTGATGCCGGAGATTGGCCAGGCGGCATGAGGGACATTTCTACAACAGCTACAACTACAGTGCAAGCCGATAGCGGCAATTCAAGATCTTTACTTGCAGCTTTGCAAGAGGTTGAGCAGACAGAAACCGGGGCTTTATATGTAGATCAAAGAGGCTTTGTTAAATTTATGTCAAGATCAGACATTATTACTGCCTCTGGATCTACACTCACAAAATTCTCAGATGTCAATGGATCCGGTGATATTACCTACCAAAATGTTGAGTTTGATATATCTGATTTTCAAATGATTAACAAAGTTACTGTCACGCCGGCATCATTGAGTAGTCAGACCGCAAGCGATACCGCAAGCATTGAGGATTATTTTCAGCATAGCAGAGTTAGATCAGGCATTATGCAGACTGAGGCAGATGCTCTAAATCAAGCTCAAATGATTATTGCCTCACGCAAAGAGCAAGGTGTTGATATACAGCTTAACTCTTTAACTGTAGATGCCTATAGTCAAGATGATCCTGCAAGGACTACGGCAGCTTTAGAGCTGGACATTTTTAACCCTATTGAGGTTACACAAACCTTACCTGCCGGCAATGTAGTCAGTGATAGTGTTATAGCCGGTGTGCAATATCAAATTACCCCTAATTCTTTTCTTGTAACATTTTCATGCGCTCAACCCTTTGCGGTGGGTTTTTTGCTAGACTCAGCCGTTGATGGTTTATTAAATGAAGACATTTTGAGCTACTAGGAGATACATGGCAACCTTTGTAACCGGACAAGTTTTGACAGCTGCACAAATGAACAGCATTGCTAACCTGACTGTAAGGGCTGTGACTACTACATCTGATACTTTTGTAGCTGCGGATGCAGACAATAAACTTATTACTTACTCAAACACAGGTGCTACAACAATTACAATACCACCTAACAGCTCTGTAGCTATTACAACAGGATCAGTCATAAATTTAATTAAGATTGGTGCTACTGGCACAATGACTATAGTGCAGGGTGCCGGTGTGACTGTAGCCTCTGCCGGAGCAGTTTCTACAAGTCCTACAATTACTACAACTTTTGGAGCTGCAAGCTGTATTAAGGTAGCCGCTGATAGCTGGTATGTGGTAGGCCGGATAGCTTAATGTCTTTAATTCTTGGGATTTTAGACAGTGGCGGCGCGGCGGCAGCTGCGGCAGGTGACTATAATTCAATATCTACTGTAACAGTTAGCACATCTGTAACATCAATTTCATTTACTTCTATACCTGCTGATTATACACATTTACAAATAAGATTTATTGCGCGTTCAACTTACGCAGGATCAGGTTATGGAACAATAAGATTTAACTCTGATACTGGTAGTAATTACAATGCACATTATGTATATGGTAATGGTAGTTCTGCTAATGCTAGTGTAATGGGTCAATATACTGGCATAGATTTTTTAGCAGTTTCACAAAGCGGTAGTAATATTTTTGCCGCAGGTGTTATAGATGTTTTAGATTATGCCAACACAAATAAATATAAAACTGTTAGGAGTTTAGTAGGTGGTGATAACAATTCAACAGATGGGCGCATTGCACTTAATTCTGGTTTATGGATGAGTAGTTCTGCTATAACTGGTGTAACTATTATATCCGGTAGTGGAAATACATTTGAACAATATTCTCAATTCGCCCTATACGGAATTAAAGGTGCATAATGGCAGGAACATTTGAAAAGATAGCCACTAATACACTTGCTAACGCTACAACTTCAAGTGTTATTTTTAGTTCTATTAGTAGTGCTTATACTGATTTGGTTGCAGTAATAAATACAGGCGGCACTACTAGCAATTTGAGTAGTTTGCAGATGAGGGTAAACTCAGATAGCGGTTCAAATTATTCTACTACTGTTTTATATGGCACTGGCACTAGTGCAACTTCCGGCGGATATACAGGTCAAACTAAAATGTTAATAGGTAATATAGTCAATGCTTTGCCACAAAATGTAAATTCTAATTGTGTTGTTCAAGTACAAAATTATTCCAATGCAACTACCTATAAAACTGCATTAGCAAGATACAATGATAGTAGTAGAGATGTTAATACAACTGTTTCTTTATGGCGCAATACAGCCGCCATCACTACAATAGAATTTTTAACTCCTTTATCATTTTTTGCTAATGGCTCAACCTTTACACTATACGGCATCTTAAAGGCGGCATAATGGCTAATACACATACTTTAATAGCAAGTGTTACTGTTGGTAGTGGTGGTGCGGCAACAATAAGTTTTACATCTATCCCTGCTACTTATACAGATTTTTTAGTTAAAGGCTCATTTCGCACTAACCGCGCTGATGGTTCTGATTGGGTAAGTATTACTTTAAGTAGTGGTGGTGCTTACACTCAAAAAACTTTAATAGGTGACGGAGCTAATGCCGGTTCTGACTCAGGTTTTCCAACTGGTATGGTTACAGATGGCAATACTGCTACTAGTAATACCTTTGGTTCTTTTGAATTATATCTACCTAATTATCTTGGCAGTAATGTTAAATCTTATTCATTAGACTCAGTACAAGAAACAAATGCTAATAGTGCTTATGCTCAAATACTTGCAGGTCAAGGGGCTGGTACTGGTGCAATAACTTCAATAACTTTTACTCCGCAATATGGTACAGGTTTTGTCCAATATAGCACAGCATATATCTATGGAATATCTAACGCATAACAAAGGAGAAAACAAATGAGTAACAAAATAATAGTAGATTGCTCAACAGGTGAGGTGCAAGAGATTGCATTAACGGCTGAGGAAATTGCAGAGCGTGAAGTTATGGCCGAACAATACGCTACACAAAAGGCAGAAGAAGAAGCACAAAAGGCGGCAGATGCTATAGCTAAGTCTGCTTTGCTAAAAAAATTGGGTATCACCGAGGCCGAAGCTAGGCTCTTGCTTTCATAAGCATGTTAGGTCATGGCAAAAATTATTGAGCTGACAAGCCCAAACGGCTGGCCGGCTAGTGAAGACCGCAAAGCTATAGGCATACAATCTTTTAGTATCCCAGGCACAACCTTAAAGATTGCATGTGCAAAAGATGTAGCACCAATACTTGTTGCCTTTTGTAAAGAGTTTGATGAGCTTGTAGAGCCTATTGATCAAGGTAAATTAGATGACTGGGGTTATGCTTTTAGGATGACTAGAGGATCAGATAAAGTCCTAAGCAATCACTCATCCGGTACAGCTGTAGATTTGAACGCTACAAAACACCCTTTAGGTAAGTCAAATACATTTACAAAAGAGCAAAGAAATACTATACAATTGCTTTTAGTTAAGTATGGATTGGCTTGGGGCGGCAATTACAAAAAGCGTAAGGATGAAATGCACTTTGAAATAGGCATGAATAAAAATCAAGTGCAAAATAAAATCAAACAGTTAGGAATAAAATGAAATTAAGCGCAAAACAAAAGGCAATTATTAAATCCTATCTACGCAGTCTAGCCGCTGCTACTGTTACTACAGCTTTAGCCTTAGTAGCTGACATACGCCCTGAGTTATCTATTCTTGCAGGTGCGTTAGTCGCCCCTTTGATTAGATACTTTGATGGACAGGATCAGGCCTTTGGCCGCAATAGCTAATGAGTGCTAATGAGTGGGCAGGTTTATCGGTAGCTGTAATAACAATTTTAGGCTCATTTATCGCAGCTGTAAGATGGCTTGTAAAACATTATCTTTCAGAGCTTAAGCCTGACAAAAATGGTCAGCATAATCTTGAAGGTAGAATCTGCCGCATAGAAAATAAGCTAGACACGCTTTATGAAATACTGATAACTAAAAACTAACCTGCATACCCTTCTCCTATGAGAAGCTGCGTGATAGTGCCAAGTAGAGGCAGACCTGAAAACATGGCCAGACTAGCTGCATCTTTTCTTGGCACAAACGCATCTGTAGATCTATATGCTGTAATAGATAATGA